GAAAGTTTTGTCATTGGTGTGATATCAACGAAAGTATCTTGGAATGGGGAAGTGAAGAGTTTTCTATCCCATATCTTTCTCCTGTAGACAGACGAATTCACAGATATTATCCAGACTTTATCATCAAAGTCAAAGAAAGTACAGGTCAAATTAAAACATATGTCATTGAAGTGAAACCAAAACGGCAGACAAAACCACCTGTGAAAAAAAGTAGGGTTACCAAATCATACATCCATGAGTGTGTAACATTTGAAGTAAATCAAGCAAAGTGGAAAGCAGCAAGAGAATTTTGTGCAGACAGAATGATCGAATTTAAAATCATTACAGAAGAAGAATTAGGTATCCGCTAATGCCAGAAGGTTTCGGTCAGTATATTGGAACAGGAACTGCTAGAACACAAGAACTTCAAAAGAAAATTGAGAAAACTAATCCAACAGATCCAGATGATTATATGCTTCTAATTATGGAAGTGTTTAAGGAAGAAGTTTTATATCCAGAACCAGGTAAATTTTATACCTTTTTATACAAACCAAAGACACCTAATATTGAATACGATCAACATCCTTTGATTGCTTGTACTTCTTTGGAGAGATGGGGATTTAAAGCAGTTAATTTTCACTGGAGACAGTCTAGACAATATACTTGGGAAGAAGTTATTGGAAAACTTCACGTTATTAAATATCAAGAACTTGATGAATTACTTGCAATACCATATGCAAAATTCCGTCTAAATAAATAAAAACTACCCTACGTGTAATGTCAACTTTCGGTACTAGAGATGCTACTCAATTTGAATTACCATCAGTTGAACAGGGTGCAAGATACTACACTCTCATTGATTCAACAACAGGGCAAACAACATTAAAAAAAATTGATTCTGGAAATATCTTAGGTTTAACAAATCTTGATGTTACAATGGGAACCATTGACGCATCTGGTCCCAACAAAGGAAAATTTATTCCAAATCCCAATGGATCTTTATCAAGTAAAGCTACACTGGCATTTAGAGACGCACAGACATTAAAAACCATAAAAAGCAAGGCAGAAGAAACTACAACTAAAGCACTTGTAAAAAATGGAAAATCAATAGATCAATCAAAAAAAGATGCAAGCACTTTACTAGCGACTGGAAAACCACCAGGAACTTCAAATCCTGTTGGAATTTCTACTGCATCTTCAAAACCATTAGATAAAGATCTTATAAGAGCATCAGGACAAGCAAAAGGAAGAAATAAATTTCCATCCGACTTAACCTATCCGTTATCACTTAGAGATTCTAAGCAAGATAAAATAAAATTTGAAATGTTGGAATATAAACCATCAACATTTAATACACCACTATTTGGATTTGATAGACCAACAATAGATAGAACTGCGATTGGTAGTGTATATTTACCAATCCCTGCCGGAATTAGTGATACGACTGGGGCTAAATGGGGTGAGGATGAAATGGGTCCAGGTAAAATTGCAGCAGCAGGGATTGCTCTTGGAGGTATTACTGGTGGTGGTGAAGGGTTCATAAAAGAAACGTTATCTGTCGTTGAAACTGTTAAGGACGCTAGCGACGAAGTAAAAAGTGGTCTTGCTAAGTATATCGCAGGAGAAGCTTCTGGAACTGGTGCTGGTTTGTTAACAAGACTCACTGGTGCAGTTCTGAACCCAAACCTTGAATTACTCTTTGGTGGTCCTACTTTAAGACCTTTTAACTTTACATTTAAAATGTCTGCTAGAAGTGAAGCGGAAGCAAAACAGATTATTGGAATCATTCGTTTCTTCAAGCAAGGAATGGCACCACAAAAATCAACATCAAATCTTTTTGTGAAAGCCCCTCATACTTTTAGAATTAGATACATTCTAGGAAAAGATAATAAAGACCATCCATTCCTGAATAAATTTAAAGAGTGTGCTCTTCAAAATCTCACTGTAGATTACACACCTGAAGGAAACTATGCAACTTTTTATGATGGTCCAATGATATCCTATCAAATCACAATGCAGTTCCAAGAACTAGAACCAGTATTTAATAGTGATTATGGTGAAGGCACGGGTTCAAATGGTCCAGACACAGAGTTAGGTTTCTAAAAATGGCAAATCCTTACTTTCGCAACGTACCAAACTTTGCATACGTCAATCGCACGGCAGATGGAAAAAGTATATCAGATTATACAAATGTAAAAAACTTTTTCCGAAGAGGAAAACTTAGAGAAGATATTTTTCAAAATCTTGCTATCTTTGAAAAGTATCAAGTCAAAGGTGATGACCGCCCAGACAATGTTGCGAATGAAATCTATGGCGATCCGACTTTAGATTGGGTTATTCTACTATCAAATAATATTTTGAATGTTCAAAGTGAGTGGCCTTTATCACAAGAAGCATTTCACTTACATTTGCAGAAAAAATATCTTGCCAATGATAGACTCATCTTTAGTGGAATTCATCATTATGAATCAATGGAAGTAAAAGATAGTGGAGGAATCATTGTTTTTCCAGGTGGTCTTCGTGTAGATGCTACTCAAAGAGTAAGTTATTATGATTACTACGAAGATAGACAGGTAATTCTCGATAATATTTCTAAACCAATTACAAATTATGAGTACGAAGAAAAACTCAATAATGATAAAAGAAACATCTACATCTTAAAGACAAGATATCTAAATGTTGTCTTTGATGACTTGGAAGAAATGATGGAATATAAAGAGGGTTCCACCCAATATGTGAGTGAAACCCTTAAGCGTGCTGATAATATTAGACTATTTGAATAGTATCACTCTTCAGCAAGACGCTGGAAGTAAGAAAGTGCATCATCTTCATCTTCATCAGTTTCCCTTACGGAGGCACCTACCACGGGAAGTGAAGGAGACTTAGAGCGAGCATAAGACTCTTCCAACTCTTTTACAACAGCAGTTTCTGCGTTGTTTTCAACGTAGTTATCATACTCAGTTTCCTCTTCTGCACTGTTCATGCGGGGAGTTCCTTTCTGACCCAGAACGTACTTCAGACGCTTTTCAAGATCTTCATAGGTCTTGAATTGGTCTGGAGCAACGACTGCAGCAAGCGAATACTGCTTCTTCCAGAGAGATTCCAGAGCATCATCATCGCTCAGCAGAGGAGCAGGAGATTCAAACTCACTCTTATCATAGTTCCAATAACCATCAACCTTGCGAATCTTCAGTTTGAAGTTTGCGCCTTGCCAGAAGTCAAAGGGATTGATAGGAGTTTCATCTTCAAACTCAGGTTGCATGGCTGCCATAACCTTATCAAAGATTTTCTTACCATACTTGAACAGGAAGACTTTACCTTCGTTCTGAGGATTGACAGGATCCTTCACCACATAGATGTTAGAGTAGTAAGACAGTTTACGCTTCTGCTTACGAACAGTTTCTTTATCCTTATCACTACCACTGTTCCAGAGTTCACGATTGTGCTCAGACACAGGATCTTTCTGACCCACAGTGGTCAGAGAGTTTTCAATATACCAACCACCAGGACCTTGGAATGCATGAGAATACATTTTTGCCCAGGGAAGTTCTTCACCTTCAGGAGCAGGAAGGAAACGAATCACTGCAAAACCGTTACCAGTCTTGTCCAGTTCAGGTTTCCAGAGACGGTCATCATCTCCTCCTGAAGTTGTGCTCATCTTCTCTACTTCTTTGACCAGTTTCTGCGTAAGAGAACCAAGAGAAGATTGTTTTTTAAGGTCTGCGAAAGACATAAGATTACCTCGGATTTGTACGTATTTGGCTTTTGTGTACCTAGTTATTCTATCAATTAGAATCCTGCTTGTCAATCTGTTTTTTCATAATCTCAAGCATTTCAGACATTCTACTGAGAACAACGTTCATATCAACATTAGGGGGGAGTCCCATCATGATAGCAGATTGAGAAATTTTTTCTTTCATTTCAACAGCATCAGGGTCATCAGATAAACTCAAACGTGCATAAAGAACTTTTTGTTTATCCAATAGTCTTTCTAGAAGATCAACATGACGAAGTTTGTCTGTATTAGACATAAATGGAAACTGTAAAACGCTTCCATAAATTTCTTCTTGAAGTTCAGAGATTTCTGCCATCTCTGCCCTGACAATTTCAGAGTCAAAGAAACTCATTCTTCCTCCGCTACATCTTCTTCAGATTCAAGTTTACTTGCTTCAATTTGTTCTAGTGCATCAATAGCACCAAGAACCTTGAAATAAGTAACGCGAAGACTTTCTAACTGACTTTCAATTTGAACTTTTTGTTCTTGCAAATTTTTCAGAGCTTCAGCATTATCAAGAGCCATGAATAACAACCTCCTTCAATATGGATTTATAACGTGGTACGTCAATATTTAGAAACGGAGAATATTTTTTCATTCTCATACTGACGGTTTCCCACACTGGGTCTTTGAGTTTCTTATCAAAGTTGTTCCCGAACAGGAATATTTTATCACAAATGACTAGTGTTTCTATACTAATATTACCGCTCAGGAACATCTTAAGAATGGGTGGATGTCCTTTAGAGCAATCAAAAACCTCATCTACTTGTTTAGAATCAAACAAACTTTGAGTTTCTTCTCTAAAAACATACGAGAGTGATTGAGTCCTTTTCTTCCATTGAGTATATCGTGTTTCTCCCTCTTGTATCATTTCACCAATCCAAAGTTTGCTTGGGTCGGTACAAGTAATAAAGTTTGATACAAAGAACTCAACAACTTCTTGATCTGTTTTTTGTCTTGAAATCTTTTCAAACCAGAATCGGTCTTTACGTTTGTAAAAAGACTGAACAGTTGCACGACTTTTACCACAATACTTATGGTAATCGTAATTGTCTTTAGTAAAGTGATTCTTTAAAGACAAATAACAACGATAGGCGTCAAACGGCATCATTCAAAAAATTAATTTAGCGCGTGAAGTTTTCTTTAAAAAATTAAGTTCCATCGCTTCGTACTTAATTTTCTCTTTCAGTGGTTTTGAAATAAGTTTCGGGACAGATTCTAAATCAATAGAATGAGTTTCGCAAAAATACACAATCGCGTCAATATAATTCATGTCCTCTTGAGTTTGGACAAGAGATTCTATTTCTTGTGCGAATCTAGAAGGACAGAAAAACTTGTTTTCAAATGCCTTCTCTAGTTCATTCTCCATTTTGCCCAGTATTGTGAGATACAAATTCTTTAATGTAGCGTACTAATAACTTAATATAATCGCCTTTGTTTCTTTTGTCAAATATTTTCACCTCACCGCCAGGAGTTACCATAATGGTGATAAGTTTTACAGGGACAATATCAGTCAGTTCATAGTATGCAGCAGCATAGAATGTTTCTTGAACGAAATAGTTTTCAATCCATGCTTCGGGTTTAATTTTTTCTGAAGTCTTGAAGTCAATGACTGCAAGTTCGCCGTCATATTCAGCGATACAATCTACTCTACCTGCCAATCCAAGATACTCTGAGTAGAGTGTACGTTCAATTGCGTGTATGTTATTTATCTTATCAAGATAAGGCTTTGCATGATAGAACATAAACTTAGTCAGGGGTTGATAATCATCCCAATTCAGTTCTTTGTTCTCAAGATAATCCTGACAGACTTGGTGGAAATCAGTTCCTCTTGCTGTTGCTTTTCTTGTAATACGATTTGCTTCTTCAATACCAACTCGCTTACGCCAGTCAACAAAGATTTGCCGATTGTAGAAAGAAGTTACAGATGTAATTGATGGCACCCAGGCTCCATTCGGAAGATTGTAGAGACGGATGCCATTCTGTTCTTTCTTTTCTAATTCAAGATCACCTAAGTAATTACAATGAACAAAACTCATAAACCAATTTCCATTTTCGCTAGGATATATTCTTTCACTAATCCAGAGCGAACAATATCGTCTACTCCAAATTCAATAATATTAATTGAAGGCATAATACGAAGAACTCTCATGAAATCAATAATGCCATTCTTCTCATTCATCTTGATAAGATCTGACTGAGTAGCATCACCACAAAACATGATTTTAGAATCTTCACCAACTCGTGTAATTATACTATCAAGTTCATGATAATTCAAGTTTTGAAACTCATCTACAATAATGATAGATTTATCAAGTGTAGTACCACGAATGAATGATGTGCTCCAGAAAGAAATTGTACCTTGAGTTTTAAGATTTCCATAAAGCATTTCAAAGTCTGCTTCTGTGGGAAGAGCAAACATATACTTCACCATATTCTTATATGGAATTTGATACAGTGAAGACTTGTCCTCATGGTCTCCAGGAAGAAAACCAATTTCACGAGTAGCAACAAGAGACCTTACAATATAAATTTTTTCGTAAGGAGTATTCTCATCTAAAACATCTTGAAGTGCATTATACAGTGTGATAAATGTTTTACCTGTACCTGCACAACCATAAGCGACAATATTCTTATTGTCTGCATATGCATCATACAAAAGCTTTTGATTTTCTGTGAGAGGTTCAATATCCTTCATCAAATCAAAATTGATCGGTTTCTTCCTCTTCATTTGTTTAACCGTCAATCCAACACCGATGGGTTGATCCGCTGGTCTCTTTCTTCTTGGCATTTCAGTATCAGATTTAAATAGGTTTTACGTTAGAACCAGGCATTTTTGATGCCTTATGTAATACATCATTCCAACCTGGATGAGATTTTTTTAACTTGTCATAAACTTCTCCAACCTCACCAAAGTTTGGAAAGGTTGATGGGTCTGACCAATCTCTGTCCCAATCAGGATTATCTTTCTTCCATTGATCCCAATCGTGAACACTCATTTTTATTTCTTTCTGTTCACCAGTGATTCTATTGACGATGGGGTATACTGCCATAAATC